CCCGGGGTCTGGCGAGACTCGCTTACGGCAGACACGTGGTCGGGCCTGACGCTGTATTGATGGTTGAGCTTATGCACGGTTCGTCCTTGTAGGTCTGCGGAGGTGACACCTCCGCACTTTTACCAGTAAATTCCTACCATCGCACGCGACTTTGCCCTGCCACCGAGCCGGGTTGTTCTTTGCCCGCTTCCGAGACCGGATCAACCCTTGCGCCCAGCCGGCGGCGGGGCGGGCGCCCTGACAGAGAAAGCCCATGGCTCGCATCACTCCCCAACAAGCAGGCGGCGTGAACGTCGTGGCGTTCCTGGACATGCTGGCCTGGTCCGAGGGCACCGACAACGGCAATCAACCCACCAAGGACCACGGTTATGACGTGGTCGTGGGAGGCAAGCTGTTCACCGGCTACGCCGATCATCCGCGCGAGCTCGTGTCGCTGCCCCGGCTGGGAATCAAGTCGACGGCGGCGGGTCGCTACCAACTGCTGTCGCGCTACTACGACGCCTATCGCCGACTGCTCGGGCTGAAGGATTTCTCGCCCCTGAGTCAGGACCTGATCGCTATTCAGCAGATCAGGGAGCGGCGTGCCCTGGATCTGATCAAGTCCGGCCAGGTGGTCAAGGCGATCAGCTTCGTCCGCAACATCTGGGCGAGCCTGCCAGGCGCCGGCTACGGCCAGCACGAACGGAAGCTGGATGACCTGCTGGCGGCCTACCGCAAAGCCGGTGGCGTGGTCGTGTCATGACCGAGGAAACCGTTCCGTGGTGGATGGCCGGCGGTGTCGCCGCGTTCTGGGTCGCACGGGAAACTTGGGGCGCACTGCTCTCCCGGCGCAAAGAGCGGACCGAGACAGACGCCAACGTCGACCTGTTGAACGGTCTGGTGCAGCGCGTGAAGTCGCTTGAGGAATCTCAGGCGGCAACTACGCTGCAGCTAGCCGAGGAAATCAAGCTGCGCATGACTGCCCAGGAAGATGCCCACCGACTGAGGCTGCGGGTCATGACGTTGGAGTCGGCCATGCGCCAGGTAGGCGCGGTGATCCCGCCGGAGATGCCGTGATGATCCGTCTTTACACCTTGCTCGCTGCTGCGGCGTTGGCCTTGTCCTTCTGGGCGGGCTGGTCCTGGCGCGGTGACCGCGCGAACGTGGCCGAATCTGACCAGCGGGCGAACGTCGCAGAGGCGGTCGTCGATCAAGTCAATGAAGCTCGGGCGATCGAGCATAGCCAGGCCGATACCATGGCCACCATCGGAGCGAAGCATGAAGATGACCGCGCCGCGGCCCCGGCCGTCGCTGATGCTGTTGTGGCTGACTTGCGCTCTGGTGCTCTCCGCCTGCGCCACGACCTCGCCGCGTGCCACACCGACCTCCTGTCCCAAACCGCAGCCGGCACCCTCGAACGTGATGCGGCCACCCAGCGCAGAGAAGAGTTTGCGAGCCGAGTTGTTCGAATCGGCCGGGACGCCGACGACCAGCTCCGCGCCTGCCAAGCCGTAGTGGCAGCGGATCGTGAGGGCGACACGCCATGAAGTCAGAGCTCAACCTTGTCACCGTGGTGCCGCCTCCATGCGATGCCAAGAATGGGATGTGCATGGCCTCTGGCACCAAGGTTTTGCTGCGTGATGGATCAGAGCTCCAGGGCGTCACCCGTGTCGAGCTGGTTGCTGAGGTGGGTGGTCTCTGGCGCGCACGAATCGACTGCGTTGCCACTGTGCCCACCATGCCGGGGATGCTGCTTGAGATCAGCGAGCCACGGCGGCTGGTGTGGTGGCAGCGTCTGCTTCTCCGGATGTCGGGTGCGACGGGCAGTAACCGGCCCTGGGGTAAGTAGTGCCGGGCCGAGCGCCGAAGCATCGGCCGTATAAGACTGATGCCGTTGCGCATGTACCAGCTGAATCCGTCCGATTGACCACTGCCCAGCGAGGCTACGGCGGGCGATGGCAGAAGGCCCGCGAGACATTCCTCAAGCGCGCCCCGCTTTGTGCGGAGTGTCAGCGTCAAGGTCGGGTCACGCTCGCCCGCATCGTTGACCACGTGAAGCCCCACAAGGGCGACCAGGATCTCTTCTGGGACACATCGAACTGGCAGCCGTTGTGCAAACCGTGCCATGACCGGAAGACGGCCGGCGAGGATGGCGGGTTCGGCAACCGCTACGCACGCGTGTGAAAATGAACGAATTGTTAAATGAATCTTAACAATTGAAGCTGAACGGGGAGGGGCGGGTCGAAAGTTGAGGCCGTTCGCCTTCCTGACCGTGCGCCCAAGTGTTTTTTTGCACCGTCAGTTGAGAAAAACCAATTTTTCGCGGTGAACATGCCGCCCCTCGGAACGAACATGGCGAACCCCCGCAAACCGACATCGCTGAAAGTGGTGGCCGGCACGGATCGCCCTGACCGTGCGCCGCCGGCGCCGGCGCCGGCCGCCGAGCTGCCGCTGGTGTCAGACGTGCCGCCTGCACCGGACTGGCTGCCGAATGCCCACGCCATCAAGGAATGGGACCGCCTGGCGCCGATCCTGCACGCGAACAAGCTGTTGACCGAGGCCGGCCTGTCCGCTTTCGGCCAGCTGTGCGCGTTGCACGGCAATACCGTGCAGCTCTACTCCGCCGGCCTGGCCCCGGTGGCGTCGATGGTGTCGCAGCTGCGCGGCCTGATGAACGACTTCGGTCTGACCCCGGTGGCCCAGGGCAAGGTGCGGCCGACTGGCGATGTCGAGAAGACCGGGAACGCGTTCGCCAACAATGGTGCGAAGCGGAAGACCCGTGCGTGATTACGTTGGTATCGCCACGGCATACGCCGAAGAGGCGGTAGCCGATAAGAAGGGCAAGAAGTTCGGCAAGTGGATTCGGCTGGCCGGCAAGCGGTTCCTCGCGGACCTGAAGCGGGCCAAGCGGAAGCGGCCTCCGTTCCTGTTCGACGAGTGGCATGCATGCGACCCATGCGACTTCATCGAGAAGTTGCCCCACGTTGAAGGGAAGTGGGCGCGGCCAGAGATCGAGCTGCACCGGTCCCACGTGTTCTTTGTGGTGCAGCTGTTCGGGTTCCGCAACCTGGACGGCAGCCGACGTTTCACGTCGGCGCTGTTCGCGGTGGCCCGCAAGAACGCCAAGTCGACGCTGGCCGCGGCGATCCTGCTCTACTGCCAGTGCTGCGAAGAGGAAGAGGGCGCCCAGATCATCTCGGCGGCCACGACCGGCAGCCAGGCGCGGATCATCTTCAACGTCGCCAAGCGGATGACCGAGAAGACGCCCGACCTGCAAGAGGCATTCGGTCTGGCGTGCTGGGCCAACGCGATCAGCCGGGTGGAGACGGGAGCCACGTTCAAGCCCATCAACTCCAAGGCCAGCACGCAGGACGGCCTCAATCCGTCTCATGTGGGCCTGGACGAGATCCACGCTCACAAGTCGGCGGACCTGTTGAACGTACTGACGTCGGCGGCCGGTGCGCGCAGTAACCCGCTGTGGCTGTACACCACGACCGAGGGATACACCAACCCTGGTCCGTGGGGAGAGATCCGGCAGTTCGCCAAGCAGGTGCTGCAGGGCATCCTGGGCGATTCGGCCGACCACTTCCTTGTGGTGTTCTTCGCCGTCGACGATGACGACGACGAATTCGACGAATCAGCCTGGCCCAAGGCCAACCCGCTGATGGATGCCAACCCGCACCTGCTGAAGGCCATCCGCAAGGAGGCTGTCGAGGCGCGGCAGATGCCCTCGAAGCTGGCCGAATTCAAGATCAAGCGGCTCAACCGGCCGGCGTCGTCCGCCACCGGCTGGGTGGACCTGACGAAATGGCAGAAGTGCGGCGGCACGGTCGATCTGCACTGGCTCGCTGGGCAACCCTGTTGGGGCGCCTTGGACTTGGCCAGCACGCTCGACCTCACGTCCTGGCGGCTGGTTTGGAAGGTGGACGGCATCTACTACACGTGGGGAAGGCGGTTTGTTCCGGCGGAAGCCGTACGTGCGCGCACTGAACGCGGTGTGGTGCCTTATGCGGGTTGGGTGGCGGCGGGCCTGATCGAAGTTACGGAGGGCGAGGTCACGGACTACGCCGTGGTGGAGAGTCGCATCAGGGAGGACATCGAGCGGTTCAGCCCGCTGGCGATCGGTTACGACCGATGGAACGCCCAGGAGATCAGCCAGCGACTGTTGGCAGACGGCCACCCACTGATCGAGTTCAACCAGACGACGAAGAACTACCACCCGGCGATGCAGGAGCTGGAAAGGGCCTACATCAGCAAGAGCATCCAACACGGAAACGACCCGGTGCTGAACTGGTGCGCTTCCAACCTAATCGCCGTGAAGGACGGGAACCTGAACATGAAGCCTGACAAGAAGCGCTCGCCGGACAAGATTGACGACATGGCCACGCTGCTCATGGGCATCGGTCTCTCGATGCCGACAGGCGAGGACGAAGGCGACATGGACGGTTTCCTGTCATCGCCGATCAGGGGCCAGGCGTGACGGCCGGGGCACTGAAGCAGCCCGGCCGCATCGCCGCCGCTGTCCGCGACTGGTTGGGGCTTCCCTTGTCGCTTACCGATGAGGCGGGGTGGAGCAGTTTCGCCAGCGGGCGCGGGCCTGCTGGCGTGTCTGTCACCCCCGCCACGGCGATGCAGGTCTCTGCGGTATGGGCCTGCGTGCGCCTGATCTCCGAAACTATCGCTACCCTGCCTCTGGGCATGTACGAGCGTGGAACGAATGGTAAGCGGCCCGCGCCACAACACCCGCTGCACTTGGTCATCCGTGACCAGCCGAACGTCGACTCTTCGGCGTCGGTCTTCTGGGAAGCAATGGTCGCAGCCATGCTGCTGCGCGGCGCTGGGCGCGCCGAGAAACTCGTGATTGGCGGTCGCCTGGTGGGGTTGCAGTTCCTCAACCCAGATCGGCTGTATCCCTCGCGTGGCGCTGATGGGAAGAAGCAATGGCGCTATACGGAAGAGGATGGCCGGCAGCGTGTTATTCCCCGTGAGCGGATCTGGGAGATTCCGGGGTTCACCCTGGACGGAAAGAACGGTGTTTCGGTGATCGCCTATGGGGCTCACGTGTTCGGCGGCGCCATAGCGGCCGACCGTGCCGCAGCGCGTACTTTCAGTAACGGCATGTTGCAGACGATCTACTACAAGATCGCGGCCTTCCTGAAACCCAACCAGCGAGCCGAGTTCCACAAGAACGTGCTTGGTTCGGTCGAGCGTGGCGAGACACCGCTCCTGGAAGGCGGGAGCGATGTCGGGAGCCTTGGCATCAAGCCTTCCGACTCCCAGCTGCTGGAGTCACGGGGGTTCAGCGTCGAAGAGGTCTGCCGTTGGTTCCGCGTGCCGCCTTGGATGGTCGGGCACACCGAGAAGTCGAGCAGCTGGGGCACCGGCATCGAGCAGCAGATGATCGGGTTCCTCACGTTCACGTTGGCACCGTGGCTGAAGCGCGTTGAGCAGGCAATCAGCAAGGATCTGATGACGCCAACCGACCGGTCGCGCTTCTACCCGAAGTTTTCCGTGGAGGGCCTTTTGCGCGCCGATAGCGCCGGCCGCGCGGCTTTCTACACCGCTATGGTCAACAACGGCGTGCTGACTCGAGACGAAGTGCGAGAGCTCGAGGACCGGGAGCCGATGGGCGGCAACGCTGCGGTGCTGACGGTGCAGAGCGCCATGACCACGCTGGACAGCCTCGGGCAGTCGTCCGACGCCAACCAAGCCAGGGCCGCGATTCGCGCGTTCCTGGGATTCAAAGACGAGCCACAGAAGGACTGACCGCATGACGATCAAGAAGCTGCCGGGCGCTCCGGAGGGCAGGGTGTGCGCGGGTGTTAGCAGCCAGATCCAGCCCCGCGCGCTGGACCGCTGGAATCCGGGCGTGCGCGCCGCTGCAAATGACGACGCCGATCGCTCGATCAGCGTGTACGACGTGATCGGCCAAGACTATTGGACCGGGGAGGGCGTGACCGCTAAACGCATCGCCGGCGCGTTGCGCAACCTCGGCAAGGGGCCGGTCACCGTGAACGTCAACAGCCCGGGCGGTGACATGTTCGAGGGCCTGGCCATCTACAACCTGCTACGCGAGCACGACGGCGAGGTAACCGTGAAGGTGCTGGGCCTTGCGGCGTCGGCGGCTTCAGTCATCGCCATGGCCGGCGATACCGTGCAGATCGCCCGGGCTGGCTTCCTGATGATCCACAACGCATGGGTGGTCGCCGCCGGTAACCGCAATGACCTGCGCGAATACGCCGAGACGCTGGAGCCCTTCGACCGGGCCATGGCCGACATCTACGCAGCGCGTACCGGCCAGGATCAGAAGGCGATGGCGAAGCTGATGGACGCCGAGACCTGGATCGCAGGTAGCGACGCGATTGAGGACGGCTTCGCCGACGAGCTGCTGCCGACCGACCAAGTCGAGCGCGGCGCGGGCAAGACAAGCGCTTCTGCGGTGCGGCGGATTGAGTCGGCGCTGCGCGCGTCCGGCATGCCGAAGTCGGAAGCCATGCAGCTGATCAGTGAACTCAAGTCCAGCGCGGGCGATCCCGCTGGCGGCGGTGCGGGCGACCCCACCGATCACGGCCAGGAAACCCCTGTCGTCGCACCAACCGAGGCCGACTACCTGGCCGCGCTCAAGTCGTTTTCCATCCCCAACCGCTGAGGTACACCCAATGAAGAACAAGTACATCCTGGCCGCCATTGTCACCACGCTGGCGCTGCTGGTCATTTCCGCAGACGCGGTCGCCGGCACCCACCTGCTGTCCACCCTGTTCACCAGCCCCGAAGGTGCACTCATGGCGCCGGTGATGGCGGCCGCGCTGCCTGACGCGATCAAGGCAGAGCTGGAAAAGATCAGTGACCAGATCAAGTCGCAGGCGGAGACCGCCGAGAAGGAAATCAAGGCGCACGCAAGGCTCACCGATGAAACCCGTGCCAACGTCGACAAGCTGCTGACCGAACAGGGTGCGCTCCAGGCGCGGTTGCAGTCGGCGGAGCAGCTGGTGGCCAAGCTCGAGCAGGGCGGTGGCCAGTACGCCGCGCCGCAGTCCATGGGCGAGCAGTTGGCCTCCAACGAGGACTTCCAGGCGTGGGCCGCGCGCGCGGCCAGCGGCGGCGGCAGCAAGTTCAACATGGATGTGAAGGCTGTCGTGACCAGCGACGGCGCATCGGCCGGTGACCTGATCGTTCCGCAGCGCCGGGAGGGCATCATCGCCCCGGGCCTGCGCCGCCTGACCATCCGCGACCTGCTGAACGTGGTGCCGACCACCTCCAACGCCATCCAGTATGTACGCGAGACCGGCTACACCAACAACGCGGACGTGGTGGCCGAAAACCCGACCGGCCTGAAGCCGGAATCCAACCTGACGTTCGAAGCTGATCAGGCGGCGGTGACCACCATCGCCCACTGGATCCACGCCTCCCGCCAGGTGCTGGCCGATATCCCGACGCTTCGCGGCTACATTGACGGTCGCCTGCGCTACGGTCTGAAGCTCAAGGAAGAAACCCAGCTGCTCAAGGGTTCGGGCGTGGGCCTGAATATCGATGGTCTTTACACCCAGGCGCGCGCATACGCCAACCCGGGCGTGACCGTCCAGAATGAAACCCGCATCGACCGCCTGCGTCTGGCGCTCCTGCAGGTCGAGCTGGCCGAAGCCTGGGCCGACGGCATCGTCATCAGCCCGCTGGACTGGGCGGCGATCGAGCTGCAGAAGACTGACGACAACGCCTACCTGTTCGCCAACCCGCGCGGCATCACCACTCCGGCGCTGTGGGGCCGCAACGTGGTGCCGACCCAGTCGATGGGTGGCGGCGAGTTCCTCGTGGGTGCGTTCGGCGGCGGCATCGCGGCCGAGCTTCATGATCGCGAGGACGTCAATGTCATGGTGGCCACCCAAGACGACCGCGACTTCGTCAAGAACATGGTGAAGATCCTGATGGAAGAGCGTCTGGCGCTGACGGTCTACCGTCCGGAAGCCTTCGTGAAGGGCACCATGACCGACCTCGACACCCCGTAAGAGCGGCGTCACGGTCCACCGAGAGGGCGGCTTGGCCGCCCTTTCCTTTATCTGGAGAAAGGACATGTACGAAGTACGAGCGATTGCCAGCTTTGACCACCACGGCTCCCGCAAGGTGGGCGAACGGTTCACCGTGGGAAACCAACGGCAGGCCGAAGAGCTGGAGAAGAAGGGCCTCGTGGAAGTTCTGGGCGGCGCGCCCGAGGTGGGCAGCTCCAGCGCCAGTACCACGTCGACGCCGGGCGAGCTGCTGGTCGACGGCAACGCTGCGGACGTCATCGCGTCGCTGGCTGGGATGCAGGACAAGGCGTTGCTGCAGTCCGCTCTCGATGCGGAGAAGGCCGGTAAGGACCGCAAGACCGTTGTCGAAGCGCTGGAAGCGGCGTTGAAGGCGGACTGACATGCGGCTGGTGACCATCGAACAGGCCCGGCAGCACTGCCGGGTCGATAGCGACGACGACCAGATGCTGACGCTCTATGGCGGAGCAGCAGAGGACGCCGCCGAGGACTTCCTGAATCGTCGCGTCTACCAGGACGAGGATGCGTTGGCCGCCGCTGTGCTTGACGGCACCGCAGGCTGCGACCCGATCGTCGTCAACGACGCGATCCGGGCGGCCGTACTGCTCACCCTCGGGCACCTGTACGCGAACCGGGAAAACGTGATCACAGGCACCATCGTGTCGGATATGAAGGAAGGCACCCGTAGCTTGCTCTGGCCCTACCGGGTCGGGCTCGGGGTTTGATGTGGCCTGCCAAGGTTGCCTGCGCCGTCGGGCCTGGCTGTTGAAATGGATGGGGATTGCGCATGAACGATCAGAACGAGCTGGCAGCGGCGTTGGCGGCGTCCGCGGCGGCCCAGCTGGCACAGGCCCAGGCGATGATGGCGCTGGCTCAGGCGCTGGCGGAGAACGCAGAGGCGACCAACCGGCTGATGGACTACGTCTGCCAGAGCGAGGACGTGGAAGCTGACCCCAAGGCTGGCACCTACATGAGCGGGCAGCCGCGATGATCGCGGCCGGCCGCCTTCGGCATCGGGTGCTGATCCAGAACCCGATGACCAGCCAGGATCCCGAGACGGGCGCCCCGGTGACGACCTGGACCGATCTGGCTACCGTCTACGCGGAGGTGGTTGCTGCCTCGGTGCGTGAGTTTGTGGCCGCCCAGGCAATCGACAGCGAGGTAACGACGCGCATCACCATCCGGCACCGAGCCGGCGTGACCGCCAAGAGCCGCATCATCCACCGTGGCCAGGTGTTCAACGTGCACGGCGTGTTGGCCGATCCGGTCAGCGGGCTGGAGTACATGACCCTGCCGTGCAGCGAGGGCATCAACGATGGCTGACGGCATCCGCTTCGACGTCAGCGGCCTGGACGGCGTGAAGGCGAAGATGGCTCAGCTCAAGAGCGAGGCCAACGCCAAGGGCGGTAGGGCGGCTCTGCGCAAGGCTGCGGCGGTTCTGCGATCGCAGGCGCAGAGCAACGCACGGCGCCTGGATGATCACGAGACCACCGAGGCCATCTGGAAGAACATCGATATACGCTGGGACGGCAAGGCCTTCAGGCAGGACGGCCAGCTCGCGTTTCGGCTGGGCGTGCTCGGTGGCGCCAGGCAGTACAGCAATACCCGGGAGAACAGGCGCAAGGGTAGGGCTGGCCAGACGTACGCCACCGCGGGCAGCACCAGTAACCCTGGCGGCGACACCTGGTACTGGCGCCACGTGGAGTTGGGCACGGCCAGGGTGGCCGCCCGGCCGTTCCTGCGCCCGGTTGCGGAGCAGGCCGGGCAGAAGGCTGTCGACACCTTCGCCTTGGAATTCAACCGCG